CCTGGAGGATTATCTGTTGAAACAGACCCTGTACCATATAATACAGTTTCAAACGATATTGTCATTCTGTTTTCTAATACTTTGTTCCCAGCAGCCGTATCTAGTTTATCATGAGACCATTCAGTGATCATAGGGTTGATTAACGTAAACGATGTAAACTGCTGTTGATTTAACTGATATATTGTTATGCTGTTAAAGAAAGGTTCATCTTGTGAGTTGTTAAGACCGTACGCACCTGCGTCAACTCCTGGATGATCTAGGTACTTGTTGTCCATGTAACCCGCCGGTGTTAGACCGACAGATTTAGTTGCTCCACTAATTAGTCCGCCTGCTAAACGACCTAGACCGCCACCTAATGCTTTTCCTACCATTTGTCCTACTGATGCTGTCTTAACACCATTCGGATTTTTACCGTCAGCATAATAATAGTTGTAATAGTAAGTCCACAATCTATGTGTTACGTTACTCATATCATCGTGGAATGTAATGTTCACAGGATTGTATGTTACTTTTTTCTGTACAATAGTTTTCTTATTGTACTGATTCATTGTTTCTGTTTCAATTGTAAACTTAGGCAGGTCAGATGCTTTAACTAGCATACCTAATTCTTGTTGATGACGTCCTTGCCAGTCGTCTAATGATTTAATTGATTCTTTAATAAGACCTAGTAAACCACCGCCTTGTCCCGGACCTACTCCGCCGCCTCCATCGCCTCGGATAGCCGCTTGACTAATATCAAAACTAACATAAAAGATCCAGCCGTTTTTAGGAGCCAGCGCAAATGTATTATCAACAAATAATCGCGAGGCGTGTTGATAATCGCCTAGATTGCCGTGAGGAGCAATAACGCCGCCGGCGACTTGTCCTAAGAATTTTGTAAAACCGTTAGCCATAATTATATTTAGTCATAAAAAAAGCCCGGGGAATTCCGGGCTTTTTCGTGCCTTGCTACTTAACCTGTAATTGATTGGCCTAAAGTACGACCAATTTGTTGACCAACGCCAAGTGGATTGCCTGCGCCATCTGTTTGGATCGCATTGTCAAATTTCAATGTCATTGCGATTTGAACAGCTTCGCTGGTCTTATAATCTAATTGTTGATAGTCAACATCACTTAGGAAGCAACCGTCAACTTCCCATGTCTCTAGTACATTAGGAGTGTCCTTACCGTTGCCACCGTCTAACATTTCGATGATAGTAGTGAACTTGTAATCGATACCGCTAGAAGCAGATGCCTGCTCGTAGAAGTCGAATTGTTTCTGAAGTTGCTCACCGATCAACTTAGTAACAGCGCCTGTCATGTCGTCACGTACAGTTAGAGTCATATCACCCCAGCTGTGCTTACCTGCCAACTTAACTTTACTGTTATATACGTCGATAGCGATTTCTTCAAAAGTAACCTTTGGACGAGTTACGTCAACTACCTGCTTGGTAATTTCAGTAGTCGGTGCGCTAACACCGAAATTACTTAGTGTAACTCTAAAACGATACTTTAGCTTAGGCATCAACAAGCCTTGACTGCTTGATGATTGCCCTGTGCTTAAAGGTACTGTGAATCTGCTTAAACTTGCGATTGCCATATTATTTGCTCCTGTCCTTTATATTTACCATTAAGCTCCGGCGGAAATCGCACCAGTATTTTCTAAGCGTAGCGGAATGTAAATGAATTCCACAGACTTAACTGGTTCAATAGCGATGTCAACCCATAGCTGGTTTTGGTCGATTCTTGTTGGAGTATTGTTTGACGTATCGCAAACTACAATGTAGTCGTACAATGCTCTTTGGCCTACTAATTGTAATAGGAAGCTCTCGATTGTGCGTTTGATTTCACCGCGTGTGATTGAGTCGTTTGGTTCAAACAAGTAAGGTTTAACCATTAGACCTAATTGACGACGGATGTAAGCTGTTAAGCGAGCAACGTTGATACGATCTAAGCTACTTGCTGCACTTGCGCGAGTGTATTGACCCATTACAACAATACCAGCACCTGTTAGTGTTGCGATTGGGTTAATCTTAGCTTGTGCCATTACATCACGTACACCTTGTGGTAACGCTGTTGTGTGGAACTCACTAGTTGTAGAATCAATGTAACCTACTGAGCTTACGTTGTCAACAACACCACGGCGTACACCAGCTGGAGCAAACCACGGGTAGCTCTTCTGATCGCTTTCTGCGATTGTACGTAACATGATGTGGCTTGGTGGTACAACAATATAGTTTCCTGTATTGTCTGTTGTGTAGCCACTTGGATAGTAGAACGCCATATAGTCGCTGTAACTTGTAGCACCGTCTACACCGTTGTCGAAAGCACCGTTGCTGTTTAAGCCCCATGCTAACAAGTCTGAGCCATTTGGCTTCAATGTAAATGGTGTGTCACCAACTACGAAAGCTGTGTCACTACGATCAGCGTTTAGACCGATCAAGTTTTGTACTGCTTCAGGATATCCTGGGCAAGCAATCAAGTTGAATACTAATGTGTCAGTATCGCGAATTGCTGAACTTGTGTCGATCAATGCTTTTAATGACTTAACAACTAAACCACGTTGTGCGTGTTTGCCGAAGCTACCAGCACCTGTTGGTTGGTTAGGACTTACTGTTACCCAACGAGCTGGGTTATATTCTGTAGAACCGCCAGCGCCGTCCATTACTTCGTTACCGTAACGGATGTTCTTGCCATCGTTAGAGTAAATGTTGATGTAATCAGACTGGTAACGCTTAACGTTAAATCCAGAACGGCGTAGGTTCCATAGACGTGTGCCTTTTGGATACAATGCTGGATCTGGAGCATCTGGGTCAACATAGTCGCTTACTAACAACTGCTTGATAGTAGATGGACTTGTAGCTGTACCACTTGTTGCCCAACGTGCGTCAGCAAACACCCAACCATTTGGACTTGTTTGATCTGTTGGATCTTGTTGTACCCACTTTAATGTAGAACCGTTCCATACGTAGATGTTCATGCCGTATTCGTTGATGTCGGCAGTACTGATCCAGATATCACCGTCTACTAGGTCTGTGCCGTCGCTTTGGCCGCCACTTAGTTTAGGAGCAGTTGCGCTGATGATAGGACCGTTAGGGCTTGTGTTAGGGTATACTTGTTTGTACCCTTTCCATGTTGTACCGTTGTGAACCATAATATCTACCTGGTCAACAACAGAGCTATACCATAATGCGCCATCTGCTGGGTCTGTGTAAGGAGCTGTTGTGGTAGCTTCAAACACTAATGGCTTCCAGTTAGAAGCACGGTAGTCATAACCGTCGACATCATATTCGCCGGCAGCATAGAAGTTAGCAGTAGTGCCTACTGTGAATCCCATGAATGATAATGGGTTATTGTCACCTTCCATAAAACGGATTTCACCGCCCTGGCTGTGACTAATTGTTAGCTGGAATGCGTCAGCGTCATATGTAGCGGAAATATAGCTAAATCCGTTATCACCTGCGTTGATCTTTTCAGCAACCATTTCTAATGTATCGTCTTCTGCGATTGTAATTTCAGCCGCAGTACCAAACGCACCTGCTGTGCTTTCCTTTAGGAAGAAAGAACTATCACTTAGGAATACTAACTCTTCTGTAGCAGATGGTGTTGTGATTGTAGTTGGGCCTGTAGAAACTCTACGGCGTAATTCATAGCTAGCCAATTGTGGCTCACCAGCTAAACCTTCGCCACCTGCTGTGTTTGTAGCAACATAAACTGCGCCTGTAGCAATGTTCTTGCCTTGACCAGCTGAATCTAAACCATTGATAGCTGCTTCTGGAGTAGCATACAACGGAGCAGACAATGTTGTCCATGATCCTTTAGCTGAACTGTAAACTTTAACATCCCAGTTAGCACCCTTGTTAGGAGTTGTGGTCTTAACATAGATAGAACCTGTTGGAGCATCTGTAAAGTCTGGGTACGCTGTGTGCGGACCTTGGAACAATGTTGGAGCACCGTAGATACCTGCTGTTAAACCTAAAGCTGTTAATAACGAAGCTGAGTTACCAACTTGGATCTTGATCTTACCGTCATCAACGTCTGGGTTTTGAATTGTTACTGCTGGAACTGTTGTATATCCGCTACCGTTAGTAGCTACAGCGATACTTTGGACAGCGCCGCCTGATACACTTACTGTACCAATTGTTGCGTTACCGCCAATAACAACTGTCGGAGCAACAGCATAATCAATACCACCTGCTGTTACTTGAACCTGTTTAACTTTGAAAGTTAAGTTCAATGTAGCACCAGAACCAGAACCAGTGTTAACTGTTGTTAACGCACCAGATGTGCTCGGCAACGATGTGTACTCGCCAGCTTCTGTTAATGTAGCGGCTGTAATAGCACCTGTTGATGTGTTAACTGCTGTAACTGTTAAGTAACCTACTGATGTAGATGTTGTAGCAGAACCGCCTAGAATAGTGATTGTGTTACCAACTGCGTAGTTAGTACCGCTGTTAGCAAACGCTTTAGTATCAATTTCCATGATAGCACGAGCAGCTGCACCAGAAGCACCGTTACTTGAAGCTGTCTGGTCAGCAAACAATTGAATTACGTTGCCTGTGCCAACTTTAGCGTTAACACCTTGTGTACGCATTTGAGCGTTGATACTAGATACCATAGCAGTTAAGTTAGAACCGCTTAGTGTAATAGTTTGACCGTTAATAACAATAGTGTCACCGTTGTGCGATGTTAAATCACCGACTACAGTTGACCCTGTTACTACTGGCCAGCTTGTCTGCCATGCTGTTGCGCTAAATGTAGAACCTGCTGTGAAACCTGTTTCGCTGTTAGAACCAACTTCTACCCAGTTACCGCTTGTGTTCTTGTACCAGATGCTCATAGCGTTGTCGCTTGTTGCGACCATTGCGTATGTACCGGCAACGCCTAAACTTGCTTTAGGAACACCGTTGTCTAGGTATGTGTCCATGTTGCTGTCATCGATAACAACAGGAACTTTATTTGTGAAAGCGCCGTTAGCTTGGTTCCACTCAAAGATACCCCATGATGTGTTAGAAGTTGTATCTAACCAATATGTACCATCTACTGGATCGCCAACTGGAGCACTAGCTTGTGGCAACAATTGACCTAAGTCTAAATCAGCTCTTGCCACGTATGCTTGTGAGCTAACACCTAGCAAGCTGTATGCGGCTTGTAAACCATATTCGTTTAGTTCGCCACCGTGAATTGGATTTGCTCCGCTATCTGTATAGAACGCAGGAGTACCGAATGTATCAGTAAGATCGCGCTGGCTAGTAATAACGTATACTTTACCTGCGTTCTCTTTCATTGTACCTACCGCAGTACCTGTACCGCTAGCATTTTGTTTGTCTTGTGCGGAAGCAACAATGATCAAAGGAACTGTTCCTGGAGCCGCTGGCCCATAGAAACTCTGATCAATTACTTTTACTTCTACGCCTGGTGAATTTAGTGCCATTTGTCAATCTCCCATAAATGGATTTTTCTTTAATATATTTAGTGTGGTTTGGTAAAAACAACCGGGTTAAATACATTTGAAAAGGGCACAAAAAGGGCTTTATGAGAAACTTATGTAAAACATGCGGTACAAGACCAGTAGCCGTGAACTATTATAAAGAAGGTAAACCCTTCTATAGGTCAAAATGCGATCACTGTGCTAGAGGACGAAGCACAGGAACTCCTGCTTGGAAAAAAGCAGGATATAAAAAGAAGGACACTTGCGACAAGTGCGGGTTTAAGTCTAAAGTCGCAGAAGTGTTTAATGTGTTTTATGTTGACGGAGATTTAACTAATAATCGTCCTACGAACTTAAAGACAGTTTGTGCTAACTGCCAACGCACCTTACACAGGGAAGGTGTTAAGTGGAAGCAGGGCGATCTGACACCAGATTTTTAATTTGGGCAAATAAGTCATCAATACTGCCGTTATTATCTAGCACGGCATCAAAGTCTGTTCCTACCCAGCTTGTTTCGCTAGCGTGAATGCCTAGAGTTTCTAGCTTCTTTTTACTTAGCGACCAAGTAGCATTTCCGTTAGGCCCTTTATTCACACTAACTGCGGCATTATACCATTCAGGTTCGTCACCGCGAACTACACGGATAACAATACCGCCTGCGGCTTTAATTGATTTAATTTCGTTTGGAAAACGGCAATCGCTAATAACAATATTGTCCTTGCTGTTGCGGAGTTTATTTTCTAGGCTAGCGATCCAGATATCATCGTGGAACGCTTTGCGGCATACTTCAGTGCCCCAAAGTTGTAGCATTAGACGGGGAGTAATTTCTCTGCCCAAACGTTCTGACCACCACTCATCTCGCTGTTCGCGCCATTCTCTACTTTGTTTTGTACGCCCTTCTAACATAGTTCTGTCCCACCCAAATACTTGGGCCACAGCATCTTTCAAACTGTTAGCAAAAGACTCGCGTCTAAATTCATGGAAGTTTACCAAATAATCGGCAATGGTATCTTTGCCCGAACCGATAAACCCGCACACACCTATAATCATAGCATCTCCTAGCGATACTATAATTTACTATAATTAGGTATAATTGTCAATAGTTTTTTAGCCAATTACGAAAGTTAACGGAGTACCACCATCTTTGTAGTTGATTAGATCTAATTCAAGTTCGGCAATTTCTGCTTTGCCCTCTGCTTTTAGGGCTGTACCGTTTAGGTTAGTGCCGCCTTGCGGACTTGCGATTGTGGCAAACTTTTCACGAGCTTCGCCTAGCATAATCTTACAAGTTGCTAAACTGTAGTCACGTAGCCACTGTCTTGCGTAGCGATCTTGTAACAATACAAAGTCTGGGCGCTCGTTATACATCCACAATAG